AATGTGTATGACGCATCTCCACCATCCCATGTCTTTACATCCTTACCTACTATTATCGTATTGACTGTCTTATCACCAATCTCAATACCACCTTGTTTACCAACTTTGGCTAAACTTATTTCCTTATTATCTGGTGATAGACCTCTTAATGGAATATTATTACCTAATACAAGTCTATTTATCTTCATATTATTAATATGAACATCATTAAATTTATTATAAGTACCCTTGAATATTTTTACGTTATGACCCTCCAAAACAGAAAAATACACATAAGCACCCTTTATATCAAAATCCTCTATTTCATAAGAACTATCAATATCTACCACATTTCTAACATTACCAAACACATCAAACTGTATCAACGATGTCAAACTAGCACACAAAATCAACCCATTATGAAATAAAGCACCATTATTATTAAAGTCCTTAGTTAAAAAGTCAACATCAAACTCTCTAATTTTCTCAAAATCACTATTCAATATATATACATGACGTAAACCAGTACTTCTATCACCAGGCATAATAGAACAGTAACATTGAGTAACACTATCATATGCAAAATTATACTTCCTAACAGCATTTGACTCACTATACATTGATATCAATGTATATGAATCATTTAACTTAGCAACCCTCTCAGCTACAGAATTATTATCACCATTACATATAAACAGAGTACTTAAATCCTTATTATATGTCATAGTATTACAATGTCCCAAAGATACTACATCACTAAATTCTACCCTACGCTTAACAGATGTTAAATCATCACCATCAAGAATATATAGGATTTGATTTGTATTATCTGAATTTACAGTAGCTACTACAAATTCATTGTTATTTTGATTATAAGCAAAACCCTGACATTGATTAACTTTATTTGTATCTAATGTCAAATCAGTGACAAATTCTATATTAGATGGACTTGATATGAATATATCATTATTTTTTATAAACGGTACTTTAGAAGAAAAAGAACCTAAATTGATAACCTCTTTACATCTATCGATAAAAATATTCTTAGTCAACTTATAAACACCTGGACTAATAATTAATATTTTACCATTAGCACTTGCCACACACTGCTCAAACTTAACTGTATCATCTGTAACACCATCGGCAACGAGCTTAAATTCCTCAGTAGAAACAATATCACTATGTCCAGTCCTTAGATTAGCTAACCTAGTATTTACTATATCATCTATCTTAGTGTTTACTTCCCTCTTAGATGCCTCAATCTTATCATCAACATCTTTAGCGGTAACATTTGTAATAGTACTTAACTTCCTCTTAGCTTCATCAATATAATTATTAACAGTATTATCTAATGTTGATGTAGCTTCATGTATCTTTGTATCAATAGTACTCTTAGCATTATTAGTAATATCTAAGACCTTAGGGTCTACCTTAGCATCTATCATTTGAGTAATCGCAGTATCAGATAAAGCATTATTAAGTCTATTATTAATAATTGGTGCAACTACACTATCTACCCTCTTGGACACCTCTTTAGGAAGTTTATCACTAATTGCTGTATCTAACATATTAGGTAACTTGTTTGTTAATTGATTTGTAACCTCTTCAGTAACTTTATCTGGTACCCTTGCATCAAGTTGACGAGTTACCTCACTAGACATCATAGCAGGTCCTTGTAAACCAACCTCTTTTTGAACAAGTGGCCCTATAGAAGAACCTACATGAGAAACAACTAAAGCATCTATCTCAGATGAGGCTAATTGCCATATAGACTGTTGTGCCCACACTCCACTATTTATATCTGTACCACTCTGCTTACAAAACCACATTGTACATTTATCATCTGAGTTTAGAATATCTAAATTATAAATGATATCACCAGCTTGCCATGGCTCACCAGTATAAGGTCTCTTTTCATTTCCAATAGGATACCTGTAATCAAAATAATAAAAATGTACTACGTAATCTTGAAACTTATTTCTACAAACATCTACAACGAGTTTATGTATATTCCCATTCTCAGGTATGACAAACCTACCACCACCATGAGTCTTTAGATATGATATCACATCATTTATCTTTTCTTTAGTATAGTCATTATTACCTACAAACAAATTTATAGGTACTTCGGATAAAGACTTTAAAATATCCTCTAATGTTAGTCTTTCCCCACTATCTGTTAGTATCTCCACCATCCTATAAGGAATTTTATACATACTAACTCCTAATTATACTTAACACCATAAATCTCTACTAAATCACCAGAAAACCCTATAAAACTCATAGTAGTTGCATCAGTTGTAATATAATTTACATTGTTCTTTTTCTTGTCTATCTTCATAGCAATTAACTGAAAAAAACAATAATAGTTACCAAACAATGTATTTGTATTATTACTCTCTAAACACCATTTTAAAAATTCGACTTTTACTGGTATATTCACATCGTAATTATCTCTATGTAATTTAAACACTAACTCATCATATTGATACCAAGACTCTTTAAGATACACAACAGAATACTCACCATTAGGTCTATACCTATAATTTGAATTACCAATTTTATAATACCCAGAGTTTTCATTCTGAACCCATCTGATAGTATCACCATTATAAGACGGATTTATCATCTTAGCCGTCTTATCCCAGTCAATCAGTGCATTATAACTTAAATTACCTCTTTTAATATTATTCAATTTGGTGCCAAACTCAGAACTCATAGTCCCCTTGACATCACTTAGCACACTTCCTCTTACAATATAATCCCAAGGCGTGAATACACCTCCAACAGGTTTTTTCCTTGTAAACTTAAACCCATGACTGGTTATAACCTCTTGCACTATACTACCATTAACTTCTGTTACAACAAGATTACCATGCTCAAAGTTAGTACTGGTACCATTAAGCATCATAAAACTTCCAATACCATTAACAAAATCAACAGTATTTAAATCATATATACCTATACTTGTGATGGAATTTAAATCAACTTGACCACTCAAGGATTCATGTATTGTATTTAATGACTTCTGCTTTAATAACTCAATATCTTTACCTAAGTCTTTAACAGACTTGTCATTTTTAGTAATATAATCATCTATTTTATTAGCGTTTTCTTTAATTTTATTACTTATCTCTGTTTTCAAAGAATCTATCCTATTATTAATGTCATCCATGTGATTTTGTAATCTACTGTTTACATCTGAGATATGTTCACTAAGCCTACTATTAAAATCATCACTAATTGCTTTTAAATCCCTTTTAACAATCACATCAACATCAGTATCAAGTGTCTCTAATTTATTATTAATATAAACATCTGTATTACTCAACTTAATAAATAACTTGTCAGATTTATCTAAAATAATATTAAAATTTGTATTGTTTTTTTCATACTCTTTCTTTATATTTTTTAAATCCTCAACAAGACTATCTACACGATTATTTGTGTATAAAGAATGAGTTTGTTGTAGTGATGAATATAACTCAACTAACCTAGATTCTAAACCTCTAGCTGAATCATAATTATCCTTAGCATTTTTACATATACTATTAATATCTTGTAAATATTGTTGTAAATCTGATTTAATTACATTAGTTTTTATAGTAACAATTCGTATATCATCAGATGCTTTTCTATCAAATAACAACTCAATCTCAGTAGAAGAATTTTCCCTATAATCCCTATCCTTCCATTGAAGTACACCATTACAATACACAAATACTTGGTTACTATTATACGGCGTATTTAAAGTGATTATTTTCTCATCACTACCACTAACATTATCAACATGGTACTTATCACCTAAAGATAATATGATATCTCTAATAAGATTAAATTGCTCATCATAGATATCCCATACCTCTTTAAATGAGTATCCCCCTCCATTTATCTTTTTAAAAGGCTTTATTTCCAAAACTTTCTACCCCTTTATATCTTATCTCTTTAATTCATTTATAGCACCAGTAATAGTCTTAGCATTTGTCCTTAATGGCTCACTTCCTAAAAGTGTATCTAATCTATTAACAGTATTGGCAAGTGCATTTACAGTTGTTGACAGACTACTAATTAGGTTTGAAATAGACTCTAGAGCTACAACACTTCTATCTAAACGATTTACAGCATCAACTACATCACTAGCACCTCTTACAGTAACAGAACCACTCCCTAGCCTATTACCAATACTGCTTACCTCTTCTTTTGTAGCTACTTTAGAAGTTGAGGAGAAAGAACCATCCCTATTAATCTCATAGATAACACCCATCATATGATTAATTCTAGTGTCCACAGATACTTGTTGTGTCTCAACCTGTTGTAACCTATCAGGTATTGCAACAATATTCATTGTTGATAAATCTTTTATCTCTGTATATGTTTGATTAAAACACACCCTTGTCAAAAAGTTTGCAACCTTTGTTAAAACCTTTATATCATTTGCACTTGCAACACCTTCAGTCTCAGATAATTGCCTCAAATAACTTGCTGTCAAAGTCTTAACTAAATCACCTGCTAATGTATTAAAATCTGACTTAAACACAAATAGATTATTACTTTCTATCTTTGTGTAAACATCATCACTATCTTTACCTTTATTAACAAAAGTTATAGGTGTATCTTTAAACACACCTTTCATAATTTCTGCAATAACACGTATCTTATCAATAGAGTATTTACCGAACGTATCAGGCCCCCACAACTCCTCACCAGACTCTGACTCTATTCTAGTTGACATACTACACTGCCTCCCCTCTTATACTATGTGCAATCCTCGAAAAATATTGATGATTAAAAATGTAATCTCCTACATCACGCAAAAAAGAAGTAGAACTATTATCTCTTCCTTCTAACTTAAAATGTTTAACACCATTATCTATCAACATATTAATCTCAGAATCACCAAAAGAAGAACCTTTTAATGGATATTCTCCTCTCAACTTATAACACCAAGCATTTATTGATTTTAATTTACCCTCTTCTATAGAGTAATCATCATCTTTAAGCATCTTTTTATTTAAATCAACCTGTGCTTTATAATGCTCACCAGCCATAGGACAATCTAAAAAACATCTATGATTAACTATAAACTCTACCCTATCAATATATTTCAACCCATGAATTATATTAGCATCACACCACTTACTAGGATTCACAACAACAATATCAAATAAATCAAATAATCTATTATAATATTCTACTGTATCTTTACCTAGCCCAACTTCTATAGATGGTTTGACTTGTGAAGATATTAACTCTAAAGAATTATATGTATTATAAATATACTCACTTAATAATTCAGATACTAGAATAACACCATTCATTCTAACACCATATTTTTGATTATTATCCTCTAAATGTTGCATGAGCTTATTAGATATATCATCACTTAATTCATCTTTAGAAACATCATGTGAAGAAAATGTCAACCTACAACCAACACCTAACTGATTATACCTATCAATAATCTTAAAAGTATTTTCAACTGTAGCATCTCTTGGAGGTACTCTCCCACCACATAGTACAGTTGGTATAGAACCAAACGCATACTTTATAGGGTTAGTTATATCCAACTCTCTCATCAAATATAATAACTTTATAATATAGTCATCATGTGCAAATAAAGAACCGAGATTCCAATCTATATTATCTGAATTGTATCTCTTTAAAATATTCATTTACTGTCCTCTTTTGTATTATTTAACTCTTCCCTAATAGAAGATAATTCACTACTTAATTCTTGAATTAATGTCATAGCCTTATCTAAAGTCTCAGAAGTATTTTTTAACTCTTCCTTAGTCCTAGATAATTCTTTCCTAGCATCATAATTCCTCTGCTCTTCCTCTGTTTTTTTAAACATTGTACAGAACATCTTTTGTACTCTTTCAGGCATAAAAACACCTCTCTTTATATTCTAAAAGAATAGAGGTGTAATCCTATGCTACACCTCTATACCAACTATAACTATATATAGTTATATACTATGACTTAATTTTATAATTAAGTCCTATATTCTTTTTCTTTAAAGATACAAGCTAATTTCTTAACCCTAGGACGATTAAAAGCCTGCGTAGTATTCAAATCAATTCTCAATTTAAAGAATTTTGAACCCCTAGATTGAGTATCACTAACCATACAATTAATCTTATTGATATTCCAAGTATACTGTTTAAACTCTTCATCAACATTTGTAATTGAATCTAAAGACACCAGCTTAACTGCATTACCACCAACATTAACAGTTGTATTATCAGTAGCTAATTTTACCCAATCTCCATCCTCTTTATCCATATAAAATACATCCATAGAAGTATTTTGAGGTAGAGCTGCTTGATAACTTATCTTCAATGCTTGATAAGGATTAGCAAAATTTGTCTCATCAATAGACTTAGAAATATAGGTAGACTGTTTACTATCTAAGAATGTCCTTAAAGCTACCCTATCTTTTGCAATAAAAGGTGAAGTACTAAAATCAGTTGTAATCTCAGCTTTTAAATCAATATTCCTAGCATAAGATTGTAAATCCCTAAAGACTAAAGTATCTATACTTAACCAGTCTGTAGGAGATTCACCTGCACCACTCTTAGTATATCTATAGAACCATTTAATACCAGTCTTACTTGAAGATATATTCTTACTATCACTATCACTATCAACTTCATATGCAGCATCTAACATAACACCAGTAATATCCCTAACAGCTACGTTATTAAATATAATCTCACCATTACCAGTATATTGAGTCCTATATAGCTTGAACATCAAATCTGTATCTTGATGTGCAGTCCATGTACTAGCATTAGAAGAACTAAACAATACACCAACACCATAAGGGTTGACAACAAGTTGGTCATTACTACCTAAGAATTTATCACCCATCTTAGCAACATACATTTCATAATCATTACTATCTGAAATGATGACAAAGCAATAGTACCTCTTGGCAACACAATATACTGGTTGATTTAGTGTAACACTTGTTACAACAGGAACATTAGGGTCAGTAGGTATATTTACCTCACTAGGTTTTAGTAACACCTCAGCATACACAGTCTCACCAGGATACCCATTAACCATATTCCTAACCTGTACAACAACTGGTCTAGTCGATGATTTTTTAGAGAAGTATAAATCAATCTTATGAATATTCCTATCATATACCTCATCTACAATAAATGACTGAGCCAAAGGGTCAGTATTATAGTAATTTGTAATCTCTGTTAAGACCTTATACCTTTGAGTAACTGTTGTGGTATTAGTCAAAGTTTTTGTTAAAATAGTACCATTAGCTACATAGTTTGCAGTACCAGTATGAGTCTCACCTAAATTATTCGTAGCTTGAAATTGTACTGCTACAGTACCACATGGTGTCCTCTCAGGAACAGTAATCTTACCCTTAAACATACCATTAGCATCAGCATTAATCGTTGTATATGTCTTTCCACCTTCAGAATAAGCTGTACCACTAGAACTACCATCAGTAGGTGTAATGTTTACAGGACTACCATTGAACACTGCTCTGATATTTCTAGTATTATTACCAAAAGCAGAACCAACTACATTAATATCTTTAACCCTCATATATTCTGAAATAGATTTGGCTACAGACTCTGAAACATTCTTTGTTGTTTCAACACCATCTAAAAAAGTTGATGTTTTTTCTTCATTAGCATGACGTCCCCAAAAACCTTTTGAATATACTTTTGTCTCTGTAACATACTTTACATCCTCAGCAGTATTGAATACATTAACAGTATTTGTATCTACCCAGTCATCAACTGCTGGTGATAACTCAACCTTACATAGAGGCCCATAACTAGCATAAGGGTTTACTTTCATTGTACCTGTTACATATTGTTGAGATAAAGACAAAATAGAATTATACGGTGCTGAGATTATGTTACCAAAAGTAGCATACCCATCACTTGACCTATCATCAACAGATAAATCAACACTACCTAAAGTAGCAGATGTTGTCAACTCACTTCTATTATAGTCAATACAAGCAGTATAAGATAACCTCTTAGCTGTATCTGTATATGTTAAATCTGACTTATTAATGTTCTCAAAACTATCTGTGAAATAACCACTTAAACTAGATAAATCCTCACCACTCTCAACACTTCTCTCCATATCAAGAGATGCGATACTATCTTCTAATTTATTAATCCTTCTTAACATCAATAACAAATTATCTTGTGAAACCCTAACACCATCATAATTTGTTACCCTAGATAACCTAGACGCATTAGTAACACCTAAAGCATTTGTAGGATAGATATCCACATACCCTAACTCTAAGTAAGCTGTAGAACCATTATAAGGAGTGATTAAATCATCAAACCTATCAGGAGTACCTTCAACTACACTTAAATATCCATCACTATCTAACAGAATCAAATCCCTACGAGCCAAAGTGAAGTTATATGTAAAATACATAAGAGAATTTTCAGTTGGTTTATTGCCATTTTCTAACAATACAACATATGAACCATCTATTGTATTTTCTATTTTAAAATCTACACCCTCACGCATAGAGTAATTATAAATATAATCTACATAATAAGTAGTCCCTTGTATAGGCTCAGTAGCACCATCACCAGTCAAAGACCAATCAATCTGGTCTGAATACAATGAATAATCCCTACCAGCAACATACACAGTCTCTTTATTATTTTGTGAGTTCTTAGTATACACACTAACAATACTTTGGACTGGTGTATTATTTAAAGCCTCTTGACCACCTTTAACATTTCCCCTAAATTTACGCTCACCTGTAACAAGAACACTAGCAGTAAAATTCTGAATAGATGCCACAGGTGAATTTGATAATTTATATTTCCTTACAGATGATTTATAGTAGTGAGATTCACTTGTTATAATACGAGTCGATTTAGATTTGTTAAGTAGAATACTACTCATTGCTGGTTTTGTTACATCATAACCACGAATATAGGCTTTACCAGCACTAACATACAACCTAATCTTATCACCTTCATCTTCAGTGACAGACTGTAAATCTAAACCCTCAACCTTATAGTTACCATTCTCATCATATGTACGTCTAGCTAATACATCATTTAAGATAGAATAATTGTCTGTTTTTGCTTCTTTAACAACCACACCATCATTCAAATTGTATACAACAGCAGAACTGTCACCAACAGCTGAACCATCACTAATTACTGAAAATGATACAACCTGTTTTAACCTATTCGCACCAACTTGATTATAATTCTCAGCATTTTGTGCGGGGTCTCTCAATGATGAATCTTGTAAAGATGTTACAACACTTGTTACCAATGTTGCAACAACTCTTTCTTTTCCGACACCTGTTATAGCTAACTTAACTTCATCCGTATTCCTAATCAAACCACCTAAATAAATTCTACCCTTAGAAATTGTGATAAAGTTATTTGAGATATTGACCTCACACCCACTAATAACAAAACCATCTTTATATAGGGAATCCCCTATCCTAGACAAATAGTCCTCTTGTATAGATTGAATTTCATTAAACTCAGATGCCTGCTCTGCCCTTCCAGGAATAGCCAAAACCCTCGTATAACCTTCTTTCCTATGTTCAGAATCTACACTATCATACCTATCATAGTAAGGACTTTGTGATACTATACTCATTCTATATATTCCCTCAAACTAAAATTCTAAAATAATTTTTAATTTTTCCCTAACATCAGTATCCCTATATACAGGTTTACGATAATCTATTACTTCTAACAAACCTTTATCTACAACCTGATTAGGTAATAAATTATACACATTACCCTGTACTGACTCTGACTTCCTTAGTCCAGTATAAATACCAACCTGACGATATGGTTTATCTGTAGGCAATTCATCATAAGACAATTCAGTAGAAACATATACCCACCTAGCACCTTGCGTAATAGCATCATCAGGACTAACAATTCTCCAATTAACGCCACGATACTCCAATGAACCATTGTCATCTTGAATTACCAAAGCCTTAAACTCAGACTTTTTAAAACCAATCAACTCTTTCATATCATCAGTATTTTTAGGTACTGGTGGATTCATATCATAATCCCTAGTGGTATCAAAGTTTTCTAAATCAGATGCAGTCCATTGAGAACCTTTACCTATAGCAAAATAAATATCATCTTTTTTATAAAAATCTAAAGCTCTTGATACATGAGCTTTTAATGTACAAATAGCCAAAGTATTTATACCTCCACAACTATCACTCTATTAAATATTACAATATTATATATTACTAACTATATATGAGTTAAAGACAATCTCCACGGATACTCTCTATCACCATTTATCTGTACACCACTTGAATAAAATTCATCTCTAAAACTATTTTCATTCAAATCAGCAACATCATCAACAGAATACAAACAATCGCTAGGTAATATAGGCTCAGATTCTACAAAAGCATCAACAATACTAGATGTTATACCACTCATCTTACCATTCCATGACCTATTAGAAGAACTCTCACTCCTTATAGCAGTCAACCTAACTTCTCTATGAACATCTAAATCTACATTATTATCATCGATAAGAGATATATTCCTCATAATAGAATCTATCCCTTTATTGTTATAAGTATCTAAATATTCACCAGTCTTAGATTTTTTATATGCATTGTCAGGTAGAGAATCATTACCATTTACAGGGAATTTATGAGATAAAAAACTTACTGGCAACATAGATGCTGACATATTCATCTCATACCCATAGTTAGTTATATTTGTTAAATGTCCACTATGATACTTCTTACCTCTATTTTCACTATGAATAAGTATGTTAAAAAACTCATCCATATTAGCCATCATATCAATCTCATATGTGAAATCTATATCTGTATCCCTGTCATATGGTGGATTCTCTTCATTAATGTCTTTAGGGTATACCCTCATTCTCTTATAAAAAGACAACTCATTATAAGAACCTATATCTAATTTATCTATCCCATCATTAGGGAAGAACGAAGATTCAATCTGAAATATATACTTTCTACCAGCAGGAGTAACCTCATATATACGTTTTTTTACTAACCTAGTCAAATTAGGTACAGAGAGTAATATAACACCAGGCATATATGTCTTACCATCTTCAAAGACATGAGTACTAGAAAATTTAGAAACACTATGTCTAAAAATCCTATCTCTTGGCAACTCAAACCCAGCTATTGCTGATGGCTTATAATAACCAGGTATCCATAAATCTCCACCTACCCACCCTATGTTATCACCATACGTGGCGGCATCAACTATAGACTTCTTACTACCCCTCTGTTCCCATATATTATGCATACGCATTGACAACTCACGATTAAAATCATTCTTAGCTAAATGCTGATAGGAGTAATTGACAAATGCACCTAGATTCTGTAAAAACTTCATAGGTACTTTATCATTATTGATTAAATCAGTAAAATTCCTTATGTTCTCTTCATTAATATTGAATTGAGTTATTAGTAGATAGAAAAATACTAGAAAATTTTCATTCTCTTTGTATTTCTCCGGAATAAGTGTCATATACTTATTATTTCTTAATTTATCAACTAATTTCATTACAACACCTATAATTCATCTACTAAATTAACAACAACATTTCCAAGTTTAGGGAATTGTATATTACCAACTTTTATATCTTTATTAGGTGTCTTAACCCTAACATCTTTTACATAAGGTGAATATGCTTGAATCCTAGAGGTTAGTAATGAGTATGATATTGTCTCACCAAACCCCATTACCTCAGTTCGATATTTAGTGGATAAATAGTTTTTAATCTCTGTCCTTAATCTCTCTCTAGCTGTTGCATTGTCAAGAGATAACACAACATCAACGTCTATATCAAAATTAACATTCTCTACTTCCAACACTTGAACAGTCACATCAGCAATAGCCTTAGACATTAAATCCTTTTTTAACTTTTCTCTAGTCAACTCACCTAAAGACTCACCAAGATTATTTACAGCCCATATTTTAACAATATATGGCTCATCAACATAATCACTATATTTCCAATCCTTAACAACTGCACTATAAATATAAGGATTCTTATATAAAGCTGTCTCAAAATCTTCTAAAGTAATAAGTCTACCCATTGTAACAGCATTTCTTCTAGCAAGTACTTTCATATCTTGTAAATCAGAACTACTAGGAACATCAGCTGAATCATATGACTTAGTTGTATTATATATCCTCTGAACACCTTGAATACTCATATTTATGGTATTTATTACATCCATATCAACAACACCCTGCATACCACTTGTTGTTACAAAATTAAATGTAATAGTCTCGCCATCTTCAATCAGTTGTAAAAAATTGACAGACATTAAAACATATACCTGACCATCAGCATCTGCATGAACAGAAAACCACCGACCACCCTCATACTTTAATAGGGCATCATCACACTCTTCCCAAACATTACCACTCTGAACAATTTCAACAGAACCATCAGAAACATTCTTATACCCTAAATAAATTCTTCTAGATATATCACCATCTACATTGACATTAGATATAAAATCATCCTTACTCCATGTTATAGACCTAGCAATACCCTCCATAACTGGTATATCAATATAATCAAAATTACCACTCTTTGTTACTGTATCTTTAGCAACATAATTAATAACACTTGTATTAACACTACTCGTAAACGATGTATATTTAGGAATGGTTATATCTCGTATGTCATTATTAACAAACGTAATCCTTACTATACACTCAGCTGATTTAGCCAACGGTATCCTATAATTCATAGAACGTAGTAATGCTCTAACATTCTTATCTTGAACAGCAGTATCACTATATGTCTCAAAAGCCTGTGTATCAAGATAGAAGTTTTGCATATCTTGTACACCAGCCATTAACTCAACCAACACCATACCTAAATCAGACTCATTAAAATCAGTCCACTTATCTGTCAACGTAGGTATTGTATTTATCAATTCTTTCCTTATACTGACAATATCTCTTCCAGTATAAGACATTGAATTATTGCTACTAGCCAAAAAGTAAAACCCCCTTTCTAATAAGCTGTTATATTGTTAGAACTTCCTAAATCATACATATCAACACCATCTATACTCCTATTAAAAGGATATACATATGAACCCATGACATTACTATTAGCAAGACTATAGGTAATATGAATTGGAACAACATTAGAATCCTCCCATCCATCTCCTAAAGCCACATCCTCAACAACAATCCTCTTCTCCCAGTTAGACAATGCTTCTCGTATATAAATAGATATCAAATCCTGAGCAATATATTTATTTTGCTCAAAAAGTACTAAATGTAATCGACTACCAAACTCTGGCACGAAAAACCTTTCACCTACCCTAGTTGACAGAATTGAGAATATACTCTCATTTATCTTCTCTTCTCCACTAATTACATTTGTTATCCCTTTACCATCTCTATAATTTACTGTAAAAGTATTATTAAGTGATAATCCTCTACCAGCTATTGTATCCTTAAATTCATTATTGTAATAAAAAGCCAAAAATCATCACCCCTTCTAAAATATATTTATAATCGAATACCATACTAAAATTAACATGAATTTTTTACACTAAAATAGAGGTACGAATCGTACCTCTATTTAACTCTATGTCTCTATAATCTTAACATTCCCAGCTGTCATCTTAATATCATCAGACTTAACACTAAATGAACTTGATTTAACACTAACACTATCTGCTTTCATAGTAATGGAATCTGATAGAGTTATAGTAGCACCACTAGCCTTTAATACTATATTTCCATCACTTGGTATAACTTGAATACCTCTACCACTCTCATAACCGATGTCAACTCTACCATCATGTATCTTAACAACCACATTATTCTCACCTTCCATTAATGTGAATGTTTTCCCCTCTACAGATGATATCTTGAACTTCTGATTATTAGCATCCTCAATACCTACTGAATTTGTTTTATCGTCAGTATCAAAGTATAACATAGTACCATGTCTAGATTTGTAAACCATCTTATGAGATGGACTCTCTCTTTGTGATTCTATGGGAACCTCATTAGCACCAACTACACCACTCCAAACACCAGTAGTATCATCACTCCCATACCTCTTTTCAAGAGTAGAGTCAGTACCAAAAACAGAACCTAGGTATACAGGCTTCTCTGGGTCATTATCTTCAAACATAACCCACACATACTCACCTATCTCAGGAACAATAAAAGAACCATAATTATATCCTGCACCTATAGACGAACAGTAACTGGCCCAAGGCAACATATCATTAGAGGTACCACCACTAGAAACTGTTTTATGAACCATTGGCACACGTATTTGAACCCTACCTATATGTAAAGGGTCTACATTATTCTCAACCCTAGCACGATATATACCACTAAGTTCTGTAGGTGTCCTCAGACTACCACTAAAATCATCATTGCGTATAGACATTTAACTTCTATCCTCTAAAACCACCATTATCTTTAGCACCACCAGGATTATTTTCATTCCATTCAGTACCATCCATTTGAATATCTATATGGTCTCCCTCAAAATTCATACCTAGACCTATAGACCTACCATATTCAATAAAGTCAAGACAAATCGAGCCAGGTGTATCATCACTATTAATAATTAATCCTCCTTGTAACCCCTCTGGCCCATACCAATCATTGACATCCATCTTCCAACCATTAGCATGACAGTGTTCACCATATGCATGGTCTCCATCAGTAACAGAGGTAACAACCAACTTATGCCCTGACCTATCATAGAACCACTTACCTAACATATCTAAAGCACTAGGTATACCACTTATAGCACCCTCTAAAGATACTTTGCCACTTTGTTTAACCCAGTATTTACCATCACCTACATCATGTCCTTTTGTTTCATCCACTTTATTCTTTTCCTTTCCTTTTTTCTTCTTCTTAACTTCATCACTATTTTTCTGTAAATCTAGAGATGTAGTAAACATTCCATCACTTATTGTATCAGTAATCCCTTGTATATTATAAATACCACTTGTATGATGTAAAAAGCCATACTTAGTATAAACTGCTATTTTAATATGTCCTTGAAACTTAACTCTAGTATCACCTAATATCTCTAAACTAGCACCGTATACAGAACTAAAATACCGACTCCACATACTTGCGGCTGATGATTCTAAATTCTTGAAAGAAGAACCACTCATACCTAACACAACACCAACATTACTACTCCCCTCTTGATTAGACCTCTCCATATAAGCATCACTAGCTAAAGCACCACCAACACCCTCAATAGTACACTCTAGCATCTCATTCCTAACACCATCTATTGTCAACGCACTTGTAGGTACTTTATTTGTAGCTATATTATCACTCTCAAATTCAGGAGAAAAACTGATAACCCTACTATCTGGCCTACCAGTATAAATCTCATACTCACCACAAATCTCCATTTTAGTCTTTTTACCACCAAAAGTAACAGACCTAACACCTTTCTTCATTTCCTCATCTGATATCCCATCTTTTGTAACATTAGATGATTGACCTGTCTTAGTACCATCAGTAGGACTACCATTTACCTTAGTAACACCACTATCAACACCTTTAGGAACATAAGCCTTTAACACCTCTTTAGTAGAAGTTGGTGATATGCCTACAGTAGATGCCACAACTCCACCTAAAGTACCAGCTTGTGCTATATTAGGCAACCTATCATTTATGATTTTACTAATTCCATTATTAGTATTAATGATGCCTGTACCAACACTACCTTTATTAATGATATCCATAAAAGACCTAGCAGTATCTATATACCTATTAATTTTTGTATTCTTACCTAACACATCAGACAAAGAAGTTACAGCACTACTGATATCCTTTATATCTTTAGCACCACTAAAAGCCTTGTATAAATTCTGAGCAGTATCTATATACTTCTCAACTTTTTTTACTTTTTCTTCCCCTACAACACTCTTTAATAAATCAGTAGAAACTAGACTTAAATCTTTTATGTCAAAGTATTCCCTATTCTTATATATCTCAGATATAGTCTTACCTATCTCTACATATTTATTAATATCTTTATCATTAATCCCTAGCTCTTTAGCTAACATTCCTTGTAATTCAGAATAATCACCTTTTTTTATCTTATCTCTATCTAACTTCATAATAGATGAAACCTTATCAGTGATTTTACTTATATTAGCACTCTGATTAGGTAGTAATTTAGAAACTATATCTGTAGCTAAATCATCATAAGAAATCTTTTTGTCCTTAACATTAAGAACCTTATCTTTATTCTCAGTAATAACCTTAACAACATTAGTAATAGTTTTTGAAATAGAACTATCTTTACCAAGTTTGCTAGATAACATAGTCAAAGCATTTACATATTTATCAGTTGTATCTAATTTCTTATCTTTAATAGTATCAGTAAATGTATTTACAAGTGATACATACTCTTTAACTTCCTTAGTATAGCCCTTCTTATCTAGCACATCTATGAAAGCATTAACTAATTCACTTTTGTCAAACTTTAACTTCGACTTATCAACACTCTCAGTCTTATCACTACCAAGTACACCTACCATAGATACTTTATTATTTTCATTCTCTATGTACATCTTCCACAATGTCATCTCAGACAGTAAATTTGCTATATCTTCATTTGAGGCATCAGCTAAAGCTAATGCTACTAGATTTGATGTATCTTCCTCTACACCAATAAAACTACCATAATACTCATCATCTGAAACATTACCTTGATATGAATTTGTATTTAACATATCAGGTAATGTATGTGTAACAAATTCTAACCCATTTATAATATTACTTCTACTAAAACCTATATTCTTAGATGTATTCAAATCTTCACGATAATAGACTATCCTATTATACACATCTTGCATTAATCTATTATTATAAGAAATACCATCTTGTTTAGTGTTATTACTTCTTAAAGCCTTTAAAATATCACTATAAATATTTACATAATGTAACTCCCTAACTCTATTTTGATTTATAGCATTATTAAATCGTTGAATATTACTATTATGTAAATCTGTTTTACCCATGAAAACAGGTAAAACAGATACAACAAAGACCTGAACACCCTTTGTATCTAACTCTTTAACTACTTTATTATAAAACTCTACATAATTAAGAATATTGTCTATATCATTATGCCCTAACATGAAGTATACACGATACCCCATATGTAACTTAGACTCTATTAACTCAAAATTATCCTTTAACCATCTATAATTAGCTTTATCATCATAGATGTACATTAAATCTTTATTATCAGGTACTGCATTTTGTAAATCTCTAACCCTAAAATCACCTACAAAGACAACCTTACCATCACCTACTACACTAACATTAGTATCTCTTGTATGCCCTAGAATTGGCGTAGATACACCCATTACTTTCTGATAAGGACTTAACCCACTAGGTTTATCATTAGAAGTTGTTGTGGTTGTAGTAGTTGTAGTCTCTTCCATCTTCTTATATGTGATAACAGTCATATCACCATACATATCATTAGGGACAAAAAATGCTTTCTCTTCCCCATCAACAACTTGCAAGAAGAATTTATAACCAGGTTTATCAGAATCAGTAGGTGTAGCTTTTTCTAACAACTCGTCTGCAATAAATTCCCTCATAGTACGAGAGCCCATCTTAAACTCTTTAGGTTTACCATCATCACCTAAGATTGGTTTTGTTTCTACAATCCGACCAATCTTGATATGAGCTTTCTCACATAATGCTCTAACAATATCTGATGGCTTACCCCCAAACTTTTCAGCACTAAACTCCATATTCAACTTTTGCGTAGTCTTAACATCAGCCTCAGCCACACAATTTAATGTTAGGGTTAAGGCTGGCCCCTCAAAAGCTAAGGTATATTTTAAAGCCTTCCCTATAAGAGAAATATCTTCTATTACTTGACCTTTTCTATCACACCAACCATATTTACATCTAACATTACCAGACTGAGTTGCACCACCAGACTGTTTTTTAGTACCTGCTTTATGATTAGGGTCTTTCTTCTCATCCTCAGCTGTATATGTATTATCCTTCTCTGCCTGCTCTTTTTTCTTAGCTTCCTCTTGTTGTTTCCACTCGATATTACCATCAGTAACCTTATTACCAGTATCTTTCAACTCTTTAGCGGTCTTAAAATTTGAACCTGCTGGTATAGTATTCGCTAACAGCTCTTCTATTCTTAAAGCAGTATCATCATACAACTCTATATCAAAAGTAGAACCAGCTAAATCTTGATTAGAAGTACCTTTTCTTTCCACATTAAGACTAATTACTGAATCATTAAATTCTTTATTACCGAAATATGATATATTATGCCCATCAATACTTAAATCTATAAAAGCATATAGAGGCTGATGAGGACTTAAATTTCTAGTAATAAGACTATCTTTGTAATCACTCAAATTTGAATCACCCCTGTATCGTAAATGGACTCAATGGCTGGTATCCTCAACACAACACCTACAGGAACATCTAAAGGGTTATCTATATGATTCATAACAGCTATTGCCCAGTACATTAACGGTGTACCATAAAATTTATTAGATATTAAATCTAATCTATCCTCAAAACCTTTCTCAACAGAGTAGTAAATATCCCTATTACTCTCCTCTATTGTAAACTTGTTAGGTGTTTCTATATATGTATCACCATTGAGATTAACTAACCTCTTTAATTTAGAATATCGAGATATTTTATCCTGTCTACTTGTAAAAGACTGTGTTATTTCTGTTTTTATTAATGACGGTTTATGCATACAAAATCACCTAACTGGCCCCTCATCAAACACATTATCAGCTTGCATAAGAGAGCGTAACCTTAATTCAGTAAAGCTAAAACTTAATTGCACATCAGAATAAGTAGGAGAAGCATTACCACCCAAAGACTCACTATCTAGAGTATCACCTAAGATAGTACCAGCTGCACCACCCCACTCAATACTAACAGAATTGACTATAGCAGTCATATTTATCATAGCACCAAACCTTACATAACAATAAGGTGGTGTAACTAAACTACCAGTATACTTAGGATAGACTAACTTCTTACACTCTAATACAACATTCTCCATATCAGGTACAATATCTTTATGCAACGTAACACTATAAGAAACTGTCCTAGCCTCACTATTTTCATAGTTAAAATATGGAGATGACCTACCCATAGGTTGCTGAGAACCAAAACTAGCTGAGTAATCCTCAGAAACATCTGTAGGTAGAGTCGCAAAATTAATCTTCATACCTGTAACAAGATTTACAATGTAACAAGGTACGATTTGAGTGGGATTCCACTGCATCGTAGTAACCCCACTCTTACCAACTGACATAGAATACTTGTCAGAACTAAAGTCATTTGCCAAAACTCAAACACCCCCAAACATTACACTCTCAACAAATTATCGACTGAGGTACTACCACTAACACCTCTAGTACTAGAAGAGCCACCTGATAATATATTAATTAATATATCAAACTTAGCCTCCAACCTACTAACTTGCCACTTTATAGCGTCTACTACATTTTCACTACCATCTTCATCTGAAACAGTTGTTGTACTTGTAGTTGTATTAAGTGGGTTTACATCAGCCGGTACTACCATCTCTCCCTCATGAATTAAAGCAACCTGTGTATCAGGTACCCAAGGTGTACCCTGAGCATATTGAGGTTTTCCACCACCTGCTGTAGCTGTACTATCTTGATATACTTGTTTAGCATTAGCTAACCTATTGGCGGCTGAATTTGCACCAAAACCCTCATACTTATCACCGAATACTGTACAAGCTTCCTCTAAGGATATGCTACCATTCATTAAAGCATCATAAGTATCAGAATAATTTTCTTTTAATTCCTTAAATAAGAACTCTAACTGAGTATCATAATCAGCAACACTCTTTCCTTTAGACTGTGCATAATCCCATAAATCAGATTTTCTGTTATCACTTGTCCATTGTGCTAAACCAAAACCACCTTGATGAGCCAAAAATGCATCTTTACTAGCAGTAATCTGTTTAAGTAAATCCTCATTTGTTTTCCCCATATCACCTTCAATAGCACCACTACGGAATCCACTCTCTTCCTGTAAATTCCCCATAATGCCAGCAATAGCATTAGCAGAAAACCCCTTACCCGCTAAGAAATCCCACACCTTCTTAGAATCACCTTTACCAGTAGACATAGGGGCACCCTTTCCACCACCTGATGAAGAATCACTACCACCAATCAATGACTTTAATTTGTCTAATAAAGAACCATCACCAAAAAGACCACCTATACCGTCACTACCAATATTAAATAAGTTTTTAAGTATTGTACCAAAAAGACCACCTACACCATAAGTATCTTCACCTGTTATACCAAAAACACCTCTTAATACTTTCTCAAATACAGAACGTCCTTGACCTATTTCACCATTTAGCCCTAAAGCATTAATCAAAGAACCACTATTACCAACATCAATACCACCATCAGACCTAACGGCACCAGCTTGATTAGCAGTTAAAACAGCCTCACCTTTATGTAAATATGCTAAATAATTATCATAAGGTACATTTGATAAACCATCGGCATGAGAACCTATATCACTATCATCAATAGGTGTAGTCATCTTATTATATACAGCCATCGCTGGTGCTAAAAATGGATTTAACTCTAAACCACCTTTAAATATAGTCCCTAAATTATCAGAAGTTGTAGCATCTGGATTAGTCTTTTCCATACCAAACAACTTACCAACCCATGAATCAGCTACTAAGTCATGTAAAGCATCAAACACACCTTCAAAAATACCTATAATTCTATCTTTAAAATCATTAAATGCATTAGCAATTCTATCACCACCAATAGCATTAGCAATAGCACCTATAATAGCACCTACCAAGGCACCCATAGGCCCACCTACTGCGAAACCAGCTGCACCACCTTTAAAAGCACCAGCCAAAACAGTGAGAAAATCATTCACGAAATCCTTACCTTGAACACCACTACCAGTACCAAAAATAGAACCTATTAATCCACTCATAATAGTATCAAATAGACTATGATTCTCACCAAACCACTTATCTACATTATTCAAACCATCAAAGAAGTCCAATATAACATCAAAAAACCCACCTATGATTGGTATGAATCTACCTAAGACCTTAAATATTCCTCCACCAAACAACTTACCGAATAATTTACCAATACCACTACTACCTATTTTAGAGAAGATAGTACCAAAGAAATCAGAAAAAGGCTTCCATAATTTAGAACCGACTTTAGATAAAGCCTTTATTATCCCCTCAGGTGCATTTGCATAGAATACTCTACCTACCCACGAAAACACACCTTTAAAACCATCAAATACCTTACTGAAAAAACCTCCAGTCTTACCAAACACAGAAGATAATCCACTCTCTATAGCACCACTTAAAGCACCTTTAGAACTGAATATCCTCTTTAAGCCTCCCTTTTCAAAGAATGTTCCCATTCCTTTAAAACCTTTAGATATTCCTTTAAAACTATTGAAATATCCTTTTACATTACCCCACGCATTAGCGGCGGTATAAGCTATAATAGCGTAATTTGCTAGGTTGGCGGCTTTAACATCTAACTGACTAAAGAAATCAGATACCAACCTAACTGGGAATGAATCAGACAACCAATTACCAATTTTTTCTACGAATCCTGTAGACTTACCAGCCATACTTTCAGCATTTGAACCAGTCTTATCTGCATTAGCATTAATATTATCAGTAACTTTCTTCAAGTTATCAGCTAAACTATCCTCATCTGCTAAAGCCATCGCAACAGCATCCGAACTAAACCCTAACATCTCTCTACGTTGATTCAAAGCAAACTGGTCATTTTTTACATCTTTCAACGTATCTTGCATAGCCATCATGACTTTATCAGCATTACCACTATCAATATTATCTCTGAAATCTTGTGCAGTCATGCCACTCAAAGCAGTAAAATGGACAAAATCATCATCTTTAAGAAGTTCAGGAACAGACATTTTAGACCACTCTACAATCTTGCCCCCTGCTTCCTCAACACCTTTATTATATTCTTGTTGTTGAATACCTTCCATCGTAGCCAATGATTTAGTCATACCTGTGAATTTTTTAGAATCACCTTTTGACAAATTAAATAAGTCCTCAATATGCTCATTCATAGAAGATAACATAGCATTACTATCAACAGTTAAATTCGTATCAGAACCAAGTCCAGTCGCTATATTAGAAATACTCTTAAATATAGCACCCCTAGCCCCTGAATTTATATCTGCTCTCATAATACCAGTCATATCATTAATATTAGCATCTATAGAAGTATGTAACGCTGATATCTCTTTCAAATACGGCTCTAACTGCTCACCTGTTTTCATAGACATCTCATCCATAACAGAATTTACAAGCTCAGATGCCTCTGACCTACTCATAGCATATGATGAATCCACAACACTACCTATCATTTTTTGATAACTGCCTTTTGTAATGTTGCCATTATACATAGCACTACGTTCCCTAAAATTATCAATAAAAGAGTCTGTAATGTCTGTTAATTGACTTTTAACATTGTCAGCAACATCTGTTAACTCCAAAGCTATGGCGGCATCTCTAATGTCCTTTGTAAACCTCTTCACCCTATCAGAGATAGAATCAGTCATACCCACAATCTCATCTTCAATATCATCAGTCATTTCACCAAAACGCTTAGATACTGTGTCTTTCATTGTTTGTAAATTTTCATCAGCAACAGAAATCATACCCTTATAATACTTACGAGTACTGTTGTCCATATACTTAGCATATAAGTTGAACTCTCTCTTCATATCAGACAAATTATCCTCTAAGATTGTCTGCTGATTCTGTAACCCACTACTAAGTCTATCCTTTGTTTTCTTATTAGAAGTCTCATAGAACTTCTCTAGCATATTCATCTGATTGTCTAGCATTTTAGAAAAACGTTGCTCACGTTTAGCAACCTGCTTTTCAACCCTTTTAGCCTCTTTTTGCTCTATCTTTTGTATACGTTTATTTAGATTTTCTTTATTCTTTGCTTCATCCATATACAAACCACCAATATAAAAGAAAGAGGCTACCTCCTTCTATGCCTACGAGAACCTTTATTCTCTTTAGCCTTCTGAATAGCCTCATCTTGTGCTTTCTTTTCTTCCTTCTTCTGCTCAACTAATAATTGATACATAGTTCTTCTCTCTAAAGAACTCATATTATCAACAGACTCATAAGAAACTCTCCCAAAATATGCTAACTGAAAAGCCTCTTTCATGAGAACCCTAAATGCGGAAAAACGAATCTCCCTAGCAACTTTATTCTCTTCTTCAGTATTATAACTACTTAATTGTGGGACGAAAAAACTCACTCGTAATAGGCATTTGAAAATCATAATACTCACCACAAGTAGTACATTCATGTTCTACAGTTGTATCAACACCTACAATAATACTACCAATAACAGACTGCATTTTAGCACTATCCATAGATAACATATTTTCTACATAAGACCTAGCATCAATGAAATCTACTGGTTTATCATTAATAGCAACAATATACTTAGCCATCCTACAAATATACAATACTTCTTTATAATTCTGATTGAACTGTTTAGCAAACCTCTTAGCATATTTTTCAACATACTCAGTATCAGAGTTACGCAACAAACGTAAAGAAATAACATCCCCACTTCGAGGTAACTCAACTTTAATAGGCTCTGTGAAATCATCATCTAAATATAAAGTCTCAAAATCAGACAAACTAATTTCATGCTCATCTACAGCACCACAATGAGGACAAGTAGAACGTACTTTATATTTATCACCAAAAGTTACCATCCTTAACTGCAAAATTAAGAACATTTCATCAGCACTAATAAGACGATTAATATCAATATTCTCAGGTGAAACAATACAATTCCTTAGAATCTTTTTAAATACATCAGCACCCTGACTAGCATACATAATCTTCTCATCACGAGTTGTCATACCACGTAAAGTAATATTAGCAGGTATACCATCATCTCTATATAAAATCCCTTTAGATGGTAACAAAACTGTTGTTTCATAATCTAATTTACTTTTCTTAGAACCAGCTGACATATCTTCTCTATCTAAATCTCTTGCAATAGTATCAACTTTTGTATTGTTTTCTACCATGTCTTTTTTATCTTCCCTAACACCTAAATCATCTACTCTAACATCTTTGTTAATAACATCTACTTTTTCAACACCACTATTATTATCACCAAAAACATCAGAACCTAAACTAAATGTATTCTCTTGAACCATATAAACCTCTTCTGTACGTATTAAATAAAATATCTAAAGTATTCCTACTAAAATTATTTATATACAATAATATAACCCCATATAACAACAAAAGTAGAGTTAGTATTTACCCTAACTCTACTCTCCATATAACCTCATCTACTTTAAGAAATCATTCCTAGACAATCTACTCTTATATGTCTCTACTATATGTGATGTAGCTATATCAGCTATATGGTTGTGAAAATCTGGATGCCTCCTACAAAAATGCTCATAATAAGTTATATCAAGCATAATGTGGTCGAAACTCTCTCTTGACTTTGCTACATTATGTAATAAGTCATCATCAAACTCCAAAATCCTAGAGCGTGAATTTATAGCCCTAGTCTCAGATATTTCATAAGACAACTTAATTAACCCCTCACTATTAGACTCACCTAACTTTTCAATCTTATCAACCCTATCTATAACCTCTTTATTTAATTCTCTACCTATAATAGATAAAATCACAGATAGTGGATTAAAATCTATTGGTGATATCTGAATGATAGTTAGTAGTAAAATCGTAGCCATAGAAACATCACTTATACTGATATTCATACCTAGAACAGAAAGCATCTCAATAATATTCAAAGACATTTCCCCCATTCTACTTAAATATGACACTACCTTACATATCCTTTGTATATTAATTAGCAATACTGTATAATGTAGAACTGGAATCTTTGAGTACTTACACAAATAATATATATTATTAATAACAAGATTAACTATATATAATAACTATCTGAAATAAAATGAGAACATATATCAAATATAATTGTTTATACTAACTATAATAAGACATTTAATATAAACAATCTATAAAATGACAAAATAAAAAGCAGTTGACACAGAACCAATGTGTCAACTGCAAGAAAGGAGCAAAAAATATATCAAACTACTCAACAGGATTAAAATATGCTCAAATACGCTTAAATGTATCTACCCAAAAGAAAGGAACACTTACTAAAAAATATCCCACCAAAAATATAACACATATCACAAAAAATGTAAACCCCTTACATTAACATATATAAAAACACACTTCTATTTAAACCATAGAAGTGTGTTTTACCAAGTGTTATATCTATTAATAGTAAAAGGCAGATAATCAGAGAAGATATACACTTTCTGACATCCTCTCATGACTTTTAATTAAGTCAGTGAGATTCCTACCCAAAGGTTCGCTCTTTTAATACTATATCAAAAGAGTCTTACAACCAGACAATAGGCTATCCCCATGTGTCCCACGGTTATACTTATAATATACTACATATACTTAGACAAGTCAATACCTTCTAATTCAGCCCTAACCTCTAGAATATACTTATAACCTTCCATATACTCTAACTGACTACTTAGCAATTCAGAACTACATTTAGGAGAAAAATTTAATGTACCAGCATCATACTTAACCAACATACTATGTAGTTTAGAACATCTCTCACACAAAGTACGATATTCACCAATAAACCTAACTTGATAATCCTCTAATTGTTTTTCTTCCATGTTACACCTCAAAAAATAATATAAAAATAATATACACATACTATTATAACATAAAAAAGAGATGTAACATATGTTACATCTCTAAAAACGATACTATTAATCAGTACCATAAATATGAGTATTTTGTCCATCCCTTACAAGATATGCAGTATCTACAGACAAGTTCATACTAATTTGTTTTTTATCACCACTTGAATAATCAAGCTCACCTAAATCAAGACTTGTTGGCCAACAACCATCACATTGCCATTTCCTCAATACTTCACCATTTGGCCCATATTGAACAATCATACAAGTACGTTTGTAGTTATTTGCCCAACCAACTTTACCTGTTTTAGGGTTATAAACCTTCATCCTCCACTGCCATAAGATGTTTTCAACATCAGGCTCAATGAAGTCTTTAACTGCAACAGTAATATCATCAGTTGTAGCCTTACCAGCTACTTTGATTTGAGAGTTACCATAATCTAACTCAATAGGGTCATTAGATACTGTAGGTAAACCTGTACTATCACAAGCCAACTCGATAATATCACCACTAGAGGAAGAAGTATTATTAGAAAACTCACTTAAATCAACGATAAACCTAAAGTTATTGGTACGTTGAACTTCATAAGTGGAATCCATAGACATAAAAGCTGCGTTTAACTGACTCATCTATTATACTCCTCCTTATTTATCAAAACTTGCACTATAACTCATGATATTGTATGTCAAACTAATAAACTCAGCAGATTTAACTGGTTTAACATAGATACTAATAGGCATCCTATTATTTTCATAATCTTCAGCAGTAGCATCTAACACAATTTTATAATCATACAAACCACCATTATTTTTAGCATTAATCAAAACTGGCTCAACAAGAGTTTTCCAACGCTCCCATGTTGCATCGTAATTTTGCTCGAAAACAAAATACCTTGTTTTAGCGGCAATACTACGTTCTAAGAAACACATCAATCTACGAACATTTACCCTATCTAATGCAGTAGGTTGGCGTTGAAGTGTTTTGTTACCCCATATTACAATACCTTGTCCTATGAAATTAGTAATACAGTTTACAACATTCCTATGTCCATACAAAGCATCACGTTCACCCTGAGTTGGTGAATATTCAGTATTAATAGCTTTAGTGATTTTACCCCTATTAAGACCTGCAGGTGCTAACCAAGGGAAACCAACTTTATCATTATATGCATACTGACCAGCTACAAACCCACTAGGCGGCAACCATATATTTTTATTAGTATAGTTATCACTAATTTGTAACCATGGCCAATACAATGCACCATAAGATGTATCTAAACCACCTTGATTAGTGTATGAACCCTTACCATTAGACCAATTAATCATCTCTTGAACAGACATGCCAAAAGGTGGGTCTACAATAAAAATAGAATCAGCACGATTTTCTACAATATGTAAACCAGCTTTAATTACAGATGAATCACTCCAACCACTAGCAGTCAACACATCAATAGTAACTGTTTCAGGGTTAGAGAAACTTTGTAAACCACCACCACTAATATCACCAATTACATCTTGTGCTGTGATACCTAAAATACCATCATCACCACCACTAAAGATTATAGTATCCTCATGATATTGAATAGATGTATTAGTATCCATCTTAGCATTAACACGGATAGAACCATTATTAATAATAGTCTCTACGAAACGTGGTGATTTAGCATCTAGTGATAATGTACTAAACTGCTCAACAACATTACCATTCTCATCCAAGATATGTAAATTAAATGTTTGAGTAAAATCATCCATAGCACTAAATACTGCGGAACATCCATTTAACTCAGAATCAAAATATTTTGATTCTAACACAATCTTATCAGTTCCTTTTTTACCAGCATGTGCATTTGCACCAGTATTACCACCTTTAACAGTATCACCTAACGTGAAATCCTTAGCAGTAATTTCACCAGTTGATTGAAGCTCAACCCTGATTAATTTTGACTTAGAATTTACAATAGCTTCAACATAATTTTCTTCAGAAGAAGTCAATGTTAAATTCTCAAACTTTTCTTTCTCGACATCCTGAGCATCTTTTACAGTAATGGAGAATTTGCCACCTGTTAAAGCAGTTTGAGAAATCTTTAACCCATTACTAGCATCACCTATAACAGCTGATTTATAAAGAATTTTATCAGTTCCCAAAACACCAGCAGTAGCTTTTGTTCCACCTCTTACAACACGAGTATAAATTACTTGACTAGCATGAACTAGAGCCATCATGGCACTATACAACCCATGCTCACCCTCAACAGGCTCACCAAAAGTCTTAACTAACTCTTGTTGAGAAGTAATAAGTGTAGGTACACCAACTGGTCCAAACCTTGCACCACCAACCATACCTATAATACAAGTAGAGGAATCTGTAATATACTGAGATTTATCAACCTCATTCATATATACACCAGGACTTAACATTGTCAATGTAGCCATTAAATAGTATCCCCCTTAACGGATAATAATTTATATTATAATATAAGTTATCTACTTACCCATCTTTTGTATACTATTATCTTTTGTAAATATAGATATTTAT